AAATATGAATTTTTCAACTCGCTATGCTGATAAATTTTTCTTGATGGACACAGCGGTGGACATTCCACAATAACTACCCCATCAACGACTGGCGTGCATATTACACTGTAGCTTTGAAATCGTCAGCATACGATCTGCTGATCAACATACGATGTTACATCACAATAGAGGTCTATACGATCTATAAACCTATAAACACGGTTACAGTCAGTCCTGACTAAACAGCAGCCGGCCTACCGCAGTCACGTTCTTGCAGACAACGTGACTGCGGTAATCCATCCCACCGGATTGTCTTCAAATTCTCCATGTTGCTGAATCGGCTAACAGCTTCTTAAACGATCGGTATTAGGCTAGGTTCTAAATCTTGCCTGAATGAAAATAAATGTAATAATGATAGCTTGGTATTGACATATAGATTGAAAAAGTGCATGAAAATAGGATTTCAACCAGCCATATTGCAATATGCATATACAAGTAACGAGGCGACATCAAACCTTGAGTTATTAAATAAATGGAGAATAGAATCCCCAGATATTGAGAAGGAGGAGCGTAATAGTATTTACGACAAAATAATAGAAGCAAATCATACCGGGAGCTTATCAATTACTGCTCATCATGTTACCTCTATTCCGGTATTTCCTGATAATTTATCCGAGTTGAATTTATCTTCATGCTATACACTGGAGTCTATTCCAAATCTTCCTGATGGGTTAAAAAGTTTAACTATATCTGGAAATCAGACCATTAAAATTTCATATTTCCCAGATAGCTTAGAGTCACTATCTATAGATATGCAGGCATATGAAGAAAATTATACTTTCCCCGTATTACCTTATGGATTAAAGAGTTTTACTGCGTGCTATGGTAAATTTTTGCCTCCCCTTCCTCCGCATCTATCTTCTTTGTCATTGCAAAATTTCCCTGAAATATTATGTGCTGAGTTACCATATAAATTAGATAAATTAGACTTACAAAATTGCCCTTTCTTGCCATTAATGAAAATGTTACCTGAGGGGTTAAAAGAACTAAGTATTGAACTTATACAAACAGTTCCCGGTACTGTTATAGATGATATTTTGCCTGATAAGCTAAAAAAATTAAGTATCAACTTTTGTGATAATATTAAACTTCCAGTTAAGCTTCCTGTTAATTTAAAGTCTATCAATTTATCCTCAAGGACCCCTATTGTATGGGAAATACCAACCTGCAATCTGCCTGCACATATAGATATTAGTACCGATGGTTATGTTAAGCTTAATCCTGAATTTCTTACCAGGAGTGATATTACCTTTAGTAACAAACCTGCAGGAGATGCGTTAAGTTTTCAGCCTGGAGATGTGGTTTATGGTTTATGTAAGGCAAGAGATCGAGTAAATACTTTAGTTAATTCGTTATATTATTTTTCAAAAAAAGATATTATTATTCAAAATACATTAACAGATGCGGTCTGGGACAGGAAGAATAGAGCCGTGTTTAATAAAGATGAGAAGATAGCAGAAAGATTGAATGATGTTCAGAGAGGGACTTTTTTTAGAGAATTTTTATCTCAACATAAAAAATACAATATTACCGAAGATAAATATTCAGACTTATCCAATGAGGAGTGCTGGATAAAAACAAGTAAAGCCGGTCTTGAATTCCAAACACGATTAAGGGAACGGTCAGTTATTTTTGTCATTGACAATTTAGTTGATGCTATAAGTGATATCGCAAATAAAACAGGAAAGCATGGTAATTCTATTACAGCACATGAGCTAAGATGGGTATATCGGAATCGACATGATGATCTGGTAAAACAAAATGTTAAATTTTTTCTTAATGGTGAGGCTATTTCACACGAAGATGTTTTTTCATTAGTTGGTTGGGATAAATATAAGCCTAAAAATGGAGTGTGATATTTAACGTATGATTCATAGAAATCGTTGACTTTAAAAATAAAATATGCAATTAATATATATAGAGCAGTCCTATTGGAGTTAAGAATATATACTACTCCTAACTCTAGACTACATGCCAACTTTACTTAGTATCATATTTTCTTGCTATATATCTGTTTGGCAAGGGTATGAATAAAAAAACAAGATTAATTTAATTGATATCGCAACAGATAAGCACTTGCATTTATCTTTAAACTTTTTTATGGTCAACCAGATTTTTCACCATCTGCGCACGTTTATTCGGGCATGCGTTGAAAACCTGCAAAAAAGAAAAATATCGATGCTTATTATTTTTTCTTTAAGTAAATTTTCGCTCAACAAACTTAATTGTTTATTCAATGACGATGAAGCGTGAACTATGCTGGAAATGAAGGAAGTCAACAGTAAGGATAGTCTGAATATTCACGGGTGATATTATGAGACATCGTATATTTTTCCCATTGCTTCTGGTGTTGTCGGCTACAGCCTTTTCGGCATCGGCGATGGCCGCCAGTGATACAAAACCCCCACCAGATAATACAAAATCCGCCTCCAGTGGACTGCCGCCAATACCCGCCCCATTTATTCGTCCCCCCTGGTGTGACAACTGGCCACCAGATATAGAAAAACCACCGGAGTGGTGTCAGATTTGTGGTTGTTAATTTTTACAGAAGGCTGTAACAACCATATCAGTACTGATGGTATATCTGGTTATTATGCTTCATCAGTTCCTCCTGAACTGAATATTACTTCAGGCTGGTGTATTTTATTAACGCCAGCCTGTTTTTTCACAACGTCATATTACTGACTTACTGGCCCATGCCTCCTGAGAAACCAGCCAGCCAGTAGTTATTACTGTGGTAATGCAGGCCACCTGATTGCTGTGAAGGTGGCCTCATCTGAAACGCCTGTTAAGTCCAGCGATTTAAGAACATTGATATAATTCATCCACATAATTAAGGTCGCTTTATTTTCATCACTGATAATCCCCAGCGTTAATTCTGTGCGCCAGTCCTTAATGGCATTGTCTGCATCGTTAAGTAATTTCTGCCGGGTGGTTTCGGCCTTAGCCTGATAATCCACCGGAACGGGTAAAACCTTACCATCCCTGTACAACCATGAGCCATCACCACGGCAATCATCAGGACAGTCAGCAGCGTCTATTTCCGCAACAGACATATTAACCGGCCACAACATTGATACAGAATATGTGTTGCCACGTTGCGGGACTGGCTTATTAACAACACCCCAGATAACCCCTTCATGGTCGTACATTATTTTTGCAGTATCATCAGAAAATAATGACTGACACTCATACCAGTCCTGTCCGTCGTCTGACTTCAGAAAATATGCACCTATATTTATTTCGGCCTGAGTTTTCCCCCTGTTTACAGGCGCGTCAGTCAGTCTGAAATTTTTGATATTCTGATATTTTTTCATTATACCGTTCCCCCTTGTACGGTATACCACTGATTCCCGACTCGTTTTTGCAAAGGCGCATAATTAATACCATCAATATTTTCGCCCTGATAATCTTTCCAGACGGAGGTAACTACATATCCGGGAGTGTTAGGCCATGACCCTGCATTGTTCCAGGTAGTCACTGATGTGCCGGCCCCTAACTGAACATCTAAGACGAGATTATTATTAATCCAGGTACTTAACCAGCCATTTCCCCATAGCGAACCAAAGATATCACCGTTATTCTGATAGATGGCCTCGCCTGCACGTAGTACGTTAGCGGTGATATCGCCATTGACCGTAAACAGGACTGAACCATCAGGGTTTCGCTGGCTGTATAACTGCCATCCCTGATCGTCGTCCAGTTCAATTACAGTGGGCCTGTTTGCGTCGCCCCATAAATTAAACGTGGCTGTCATTGTCGAATTATTATTACTCGTCAGTGACAGTTTTTTTTCTTTGCCTGCGCGAATAGCTCCCAGAACCATCATTTCACCGGGAGCGACACGAACGGTGTGCTGGCTGTTCGCGTATGTATCCAGTATCCCGTCACCGTTCTGTTTAAAACCGGTATCGTTATCACCGAGCACAATTGAATTACCGCCCAGTGCATTGTCAGTACCAATGCTTAACGGACCGTTTAGCTGTCCTCCATTAACTGACAGCGCTCCGACATCTTCGGAAGTGGGTTTCATCAGACTACTGTAAATTGTATATGTCTGACCGCTGGTTGAGTTTCCCGGCTGTACTGATGAATATTCAGGCGTACTGTGCAACGTGACATTTGCATTACCGGTGTAGTCATATTGCGCAATTAACCAGTACGCATACTGGCCGATATTAATATAAATATCGTAGGTGTCGCCTGATGTATTAACCCATGCGACCTCGTTAGCCGCAGCAGGCGAGCGTCTCCACAACGTGGCAGTTATTCCAGCAGGTGAACCATTACCGGCACGCAGTACCAGTTCACTGATTGCCCCTTGTTCAGATGAACCAGCGTTAAACCCCGCCCCACCGTACAGTTTAATCACCGCAGTTGATGTAGCCTGCGGCATTACAACCGTGGCGATTTTGAACCAGCCTGATTCACCAAGTGTAATGGTATTCGACGTTACCGCGCCGATAGTTCTCGCAAATTGTTTTTTGTCCGGAATGTCGGCGCCGTTCTGGTCTTTTTGCAGTGCGCCCGCAGCCAGATTTATCGTTTCGCCTAAACCAAGGTATTGGAGAAGCGCGGGAACATCCTTTCCACTCAGATTTGTCAATGTACCATCAAGGGGCTGCTTACCCGCTAATGCATTGGTCATTGTGGTTGCAAAGTTAGGGTCATCACCTAACGCTGCAGCCAGCTCATTAAGAGTATCCAGCGCCCCTGGAGATGAGTCGACAAGAGCTGCAATAGCCGATCTGACAAATGCCGTTGTTGCAAGTTGGGTGTCATTAGAACTCTGATCAGCAGTTGGAGCTGTAGGTTTCCCTGTGAAATTAGGGCTGGCCAGCTTAGCGTAAGCAAGCAGAACCTGTTTTATAAACGCGGTAGTCGCTATCTTTTGTGAATTATCAGATTCAGCGGTCGTTGGCGCTGTAGGCGTTCCTGTAAGGTTTGGGCTATCTAAATTTGCTTTCTTATCCAGCTCACCTTTCAGGCGCTTCGCCGAGACAGCAATAGCAGGGTCCAGACCTTCCTCAACCTCTTCAGCGGTCGCAAATCGGGAAACCCCAACAACGCTTTCTGATGCCGGAGGGTTAATAAATACAACATCCCCAAATGTGATATTTGCTGTATCCAGCGACTTAAACGTAATATCACTGGAAATCAACATAACGGTTGCTGATGATTTATTAATTATCGGCATTCGTCTGGAGTAAACGGCAAAGAGTATATTTTTATCCGTATACAATCCAACTGTGTGCACAACATACTCATCAGGAGAGTCATCTTTAGCTGATACATGAATTGTATCAGGTGATATCACCGCCCCACCGATACTAGTTATTCGTTTAATTTCATCATGAATATCAGTTTGTTCAGGTGAGGTAATATAATAACTAGAACCTATTCCAACTGATTTTATTTCAACCTTCTCGGTCCCGGTATTCGAGGCATTAATAATTGCCTGACGCCCGGCGTCAGTTATTGTGAATATTAATTTATCCATTTTAGTCCGTCACTAAATAATTTTAGAAAAGATAAATATTTAAGAAGGTAATTATTAACCCTCTCCGGTCAACCGAACATACGATACAGATTGAAGACCACCAGCAATACTAATACCGCCTGAAATATTAGCCGCCTGTGAGAATGAATATAATGTTCTGGCTGACTTAGCGTATTTTATGCTCCTTATTACATCATCAAGCATCTCCTTCGAAGGTACAGCACCATCAAAGGAGTTAATTGAAGCAACAATAGAAGCCGTGTATGGTTCTCCACGAGGCGACTGTTCGAACCACTCCTTGATATCAACGACACCGCCAAGACTGCTGACAACGTCTTCAACGGCCGCTCTGGTCCCTTTTATGCGCTTAGTCCTGATAATGGATTTAAAAACTGAGCGTTTTAGAGAAACAGGCCAGTTATCCCGCCACGTGTCAGAGTTCCACTGCCATGCAAGATGGTCGAGAACCGCAGATTCAAGACCATCAATTAGCCCATATATAGTGGTTTTAGGGATTAAATTATTAATTGCATGTAGTTCGTCATCGATAGCTTTTGACATAGCTATCACATCAGGGTTTTGAGCTAAATTATGAGGTAATACATCCAGCAAACTAATGTCTGAGATATCAACCATCTTCTAACCCTTCATATGTACATTCTATATTTCTTTCTCTTGCCGCCTGAATTTCACTAATTACAGTAAATACCGGACTGGTTATTTCAAGGCGTTTAGCCCCTGCATTTTTAAATCTCGATATTATTTCATCAGGGTTAATATCTCGCCCCATAACAGAACGCTGCCACAACTTATATTCTTCAAGTGCCTTATTGACTTCACTTTGAATTAAAGTAGCCCTGCTTTTATCATCTGTACTTATCCAGTATTTTATCGAAATATCATAATCAACCTTGTCTGGCTTTTTGGGTATCACATGATCAGTAAACGGTCTGATATTAGTGGCGGAAAGAACATTACCTATCTGTTCCAGAAGCTCATCAGATGGAATGTCACCGTTCTTAAGCAGACAACGAATCTCAACAGTTCCGGCCGCAGGCGTATAAACATTCACATCTTTGATGTTCTGGTTAGCGGTTCTTGTCCAGTATTTATAGGAATCCTCTGGCCCTGCCGTCGAAAGTTTTTCCGGTGACAGCTGAATGCGCTCAGCATAGTTATCATCATCCTCTTGATCAGCTCCAGAATTCGATTCCGTCAGATTACTGACGCTGGCCACATAGGGGAGAGGCGTTATCAGTGCATTAATCTGGCCGGGTAAAAAACCATTACCTGAAACACCAGGCACCAGAGCATGTCCTGAGACTGTCCCACTCAGTGAACCAGGCGGGATTTCTGTTAAAACATCAGTCTGAAAAATAACATTATTCCCGGTCGTAATCTGTGTACCTGCCGGGATGGTATAAGCTCCCGTCAATACTGTTGATAGCCTGAATTCAAACGTAGTGAGGGCCGACTGAGCCTCAAGCCTTGGAGTATCTGTCATATAACCAAGATGATCGAGACTACCTTCTGTAGCATATGACAGCAGGTTTTGCTTTGCTGAATAATCAATAGCCTTGCGCTGCTGAACAATCACTGAGCACAGCGACTGAATAAAAAGGCGCCGCGGATCTGCTGGCGCCAGTGTTTCACCTGTGATTGCCTCGAATCCTCTTATAGCCCGGGTAACGATTTGTGAAGGATCAGAGTCCGCAAAGGTAATATCAGGCAACCCCCCTCGAGGTAAATTCATCTTTTGACTCCTATAACCAGTTTCGGCCGTATAACGCCATCTGAAGCATTCGCCTTGTCAAAACTGACTGAATGGATAATCGCGCGAGGTTCAAACTCACTGACTTTCTGAATAATCTCTCGCGTGGCCATAGCAATAAAAACAGGTGTCTGGCTATCCACCAGACCGGACGTGACCCCCAGTTTTCGTGAATAGGGGACCGTACCAGTCTGAGTGGCCAGAATTGTCGAGACATTCTGCAGAACTTCTTCAACAACAGTTTGTGGCGCCCAGTTAATACGATACGAAGACGCTGATACTGGCCAGGTGTCTTTGCTCATAATAATTTTCCTAATGCACCTTTAGTTTTAGATTCAACATCACCCGCAATATCTACCAACGCTTCGGCGAGCGAGGCCTGACCCGACTCCAGTAGTTTGATACCCACATTAATCACCCGGGGATTTCCTGTCGGGCCCAGATACGTCCAGCCTTCATCAATGTCAGAAATCACAAAATTTCCGAAATACTGGATACCAATGACAACCGGGTTAACCTCCTGTGCATTATGCATAAATCGCAGTAATGACAACGCAGCCAGCGGCACTACACCAAGCGTTGTATCAAGGCGCATGGTAAAACTCACTTCATCGAGATCCGGTCCAATATCTTCCAGAACCGGTTTGAGGCCGATAACTTCATGTCGGGCCAGGCGGCGTTTTGATGTACGTTTAAAATTGGCGAACGTATTCACCACCATTGACGACGCCACAAACGGCATTGATCCATACATGCCAACAATCACGCTTTTGCCTCCGATGTAGGGGCATATTCCCCTTGTGTGTCATGGTGGTGTTTTTTAACGCCAATACCGTCCACCACTACATCCCCACTCGTAACCTTAATCTCACCCTGAATATCCGCAGCAGTTCCACCTTCAGAGCTACCTTTCAGGCCACCAAGATAGGTAAGCAGACCTTTCACTGTGGCATTACCCGTTATGATGGTTTCCGGCGCATCAATCGTGACGGTTCCTGTGGCTTTAACCGTCACATCACCAACAGCATCAACCAGCAATGAATTTGATTCCCTGTCATTCTCAATACGGGTTCCGTTCCTGAATCTGATAACGCGCTTGTTTACGGTGTTTGCAGGAGGGGTATGCGTTTCATCGTAAAAGCTGCCAAGGATAAAACCCTGCTGCGGTCCAACGGGAAAAAACAGGCATAAAACCTGCTCACCAACATCAGGCATCCAGTAATCAGCATTCTCATCCGTATTTTTCACAATGACCTGCAAACTGGCTGAGGTCACATTGTCCTGATCATCAAAAGTGACTCTGGCCGTCACTCCTTTTTCATCAATATCAGACACCACACCAACCCGGATAAGCTGGCGAATCAATGTTTCTAAATCGTTCATTCAGTATCCTTCAATGACTCTACGAATATCTGCCGATGTGGTATACCCACCGTTACTAATGGCATGAGTTGCTTTTGAAACCAGATACTTACCAGAAAATTTACCAAACCCGGCTAAATTGAGCGTGACGCCTGCAATAAGTCGGGTATCACCAGGCAACACCAAAGAACCGGTATTCTGATATCGGTTTTTTAATCTCAACGCCGCTTTCGCTTTACGCTTCGCCTCATCGAGGTTTGCGACCAGTTTTCTGATTTTGAGGTTGGCGCCATCTTCAACAGAAGGATCTTCCCAGGTATACGCCAGTGATTTTCTTTTTTTAGGTACCCGATATTTGCAGGTGCAGCTCTTATACAAATCAGAAGATTGAGCACTGAAGGAATAACGAATAATTTCATCAACACCCAGCGTCAGGGTTGCTATTGGCTCTTTTTCCTCAAACATTTCCTGAGCAAATATCACAAGCTGACTATCCGTAACTTTTAAGGACACGCCTTCATCCTGACAAAGACGATGGAGAAACTTTAAGTCGCTTTCCTCCATCTGGTCTTCACGTTCGTAATATGGATTGCTGCCCTCATCGATAAGAAACATCAGCTCAAGGTTGGCCAGCTTCGCTATTGATGTAGCGATATCCCTGAGCGTAGTTTTCTCCCAGGCGTTGCTTTTCAAATCACGGCGTACACCAGCGGCTACGGGTACAGATACCGCGCTAACCTCAACAACAGAAGGAGGGCCAGACGATGTGATACCATCAACCTGAAAACTGCCACACTCCAGCGCTATCTGATTGAATGGCTTAAAGACAAGACGAATAAAGTCCCCTTTTTCAGGTGACCAGTCGCCAGACCATTTCCCGTCGTCGTTCTTCAGCGTAATAGCGATGTCATCAACCTGGCCGTCCTCATTATCGGTATACGATATTGAGAGAATGTCAGGCTGCATGTCAGCCGTGATATCCATATTCTGGTAAATCACGTCAAAAAGAGTTTTACGTAACACTGTTTCGCTTCCACGGTGGCAGGTTATTCACGGTTGCCGGCTTTGCAGGTGCATCAGGAACAGTCAGGATGACTCCGGCAGAAAAAAGCACCGTTAAACGGTGCTTTGGGTTGGCATCAACAAGCAGATAAGACAGATATTCATTTCCATATAGTCTGGCGGCAATGCTGTCCCAGGCATCGCCCTGTATGGTCCTGTAATTATCCAAAGCTTAACCTCCGACTCTGAAAAAGGTGGGCGTTCATTTTCTTCTCAAAATCTGAGTAACCCGCGTCCAGCGCCCTCTGTACAGCCGCTTCTGTTTCCTTTGGTGAACCAGGGGGAAGATTAATCACTGGTGCGTATGTAATCCCACCAGGCGGTATGACGGTACCCCCGGAGGCTCCCGAGCGAGATGACAGGCCTCCTGCAACTGATATTCCATGAGGAGAAAAGCGGGTCTGCCCGAACTTACCTGAAATTGCAGTCTGGAGGCTGTTACTCCCGTTAACTCCAGAGGCCAGCGTGGCCATTATTGCGCCACCGGATTTAGTCAGTTGAGAGAATGGCCCGCGCTTTGCGTCAGAAAATGGCAGGTACTCACGAACGGTCGCAAAAACACCCTTCACCTCATCAACCAGAGCATTGGCTTTCGATTTAATACCGGTGATCAGGGTTTCAATAATTTTAGCCCCTGAGTCGCTCCAGTTGATGGTGTTAAGTATGTCAGCCCCCGCTTTGAAGGCCTGTACCAGCCAGCCAACAGGCGTAAAATTCATGAATACAAATTTCAGTCCTTCAAGAGCCTTAACGCCATATTCCCTGATTGTTGGCCACACCTTTACCGCACAGGCCTTGATCTTGTCCCAGTTCTGATAGAGCAAAACCCCGGCCGCAACGAGAGCTGATATAGCCAGCTGTATCCAGCCAAAAGGAGTCATTTTTGTTGCTACAGACAGCGCCAGCATCGCCACACGACAGGCAATAACCGCGGTTCTCATTGCCAGTAACGCCCCGGCCGTCAATACAATCTGCGATACCAGATTGGGGTTATTTGCGACAAACTCACTGACTTTAGTAAGCAATGGCACCAGGACACCAAGCGCCGCGTTTAATGCTGGTTGTAGAGCCTGGCCAAAACTCAGTGCGGCATTACTGGCCTGAATGCGGAGCTGCTTTAAACGCTCCGCATTATCTTTGGTGATATTCGCAAAATCGCGATCAACAACAGCACCACCAGCACCAAGAGAGGTTTCCTTAATCCGTCGGTATTCTTCCCAGTTCTGGATCATTGGCCGGACAAAGTTCTGCACCTGCATATCACCAAAAAGCTCACCCAGTAATTTCTGATCGCCATTTTTGGTCATTTTGATGACAGACTTCATTGCCGCTTCAAACGGGTTCTGTCCTTTCTTTTGTGCGGAAGTAACGATTTTGTACATATCAACGCCAAAGTTCTTTTGAGCCTTCTTCAGCGTTTCAGGCGAAAGGATTTTCGCCATAAAGTTATTCATGTTGTTGGCGGCTTCATCAGAGGTTGATGCCCCCTTACGGGCTATCTGTAGTGCAGCCCCCATTGTTGCTGCAGCCTCATTCCCTCCCATTTTTAAGGCCTGGAACTGGGCGCCAAGAACAGGAAGATTTTTGGCCATATCCTTAAATTCGAAGTTCCCCTCTTTACCCGCCTGAACCAGAATCCCCATAGCTGTTTTCATTTGAGAGGGATCGATTTTAAGAGCATCGCTGAGTGTAAAGGATGCTTTGGAAACATCGAGTATGTCTGAGCCGGTTGCAGTCGCAGTACGCCCTATTGTCAGAAGGTTAGCCTGAGCTTCTTTGTAATCCTGACCAGCTGCAACCAGGAAGCCCTGAGCCGCCTGAATATCAGACGCAAACTGGTTTGTCGCAGCCCCGGTGACAAGCATCGCCTGGCCCATAGCCTGAACCTCAGCTGGCTTCATATCTGCTGTCAGGCCGATCATTTTGTTCTCACGGTTAAAATTAGCCGTGTTATTGGCCGCAGCAAATACCCCGGCAGCTACAGCTGTAGTCTGTACACCGGATCTGACTAACTGGCCTTTGGCTTCTCCGAGCTGTTCCATTTTCAGCTCGCGGCGTTTCTCCAGCGAACGGTTGAGTTCATCCTGAGCCCGTTTTGCATCCAGAATATTAGTCCTGGCCTGAGCCAGTGCTGTTTTATAGCGGATTACCTGCTCTACGCTGCGAGACTGAGCTTCACGATTGCGATCAATGCTGAGTTTCAGCTCTTTTTCACGAGCTGTCAGCCCCTTAGCTGATGTATCAGCCCCACCGTAGGCATTTTTCAGCGAAGCGAGTTCGTCACGCTGTGAACGTAACGATGTGCGTAAATTTGATGACTGAGTTTTTGCCCTTTCAAACTCCCGGATCATCGCCCGGGTTGGGTTCTCGGTATTACTTATCTGCCGCTGCAGCTCTTCCACGCGAGCGGCCGCTTTATGGTATTCAAGCGCCGTCTGCCCAACCCTGGCTTTCATCGCCTGAAGCTTTTGAACCTCGCCCTGGTCTTTTCTGAGATCGGTTAACTCAGAGTTAAGTTTCGCCACTGCCTGATGAGCAACGTTAAAACTCTTTGGGAGAGAGGCGGCAACTTTGCCGCCTATTTCAAAAGCCAGCTGAAAGTTCTTATTGCTGGCCATTATTTATTATCCTCATTAAACAGCTCAATCCAGGCGATAAGGCGACTCAGCCGAAGCGAGAGCCAGTATGAAATCGGTGTGAATTGTTCTGATTGAGAGAGGGAACGAGCGGCCCTCATGACTTGCTTATCCATTGGGGTGCGTGGATCGAACCCTACGCCAGCAAAAAACTTTGTACCCTCTGGCAGATTTTCACGAAGTCACGCGCTGGCAAGCCGTTAATATACTCAACCGGACGATCCAGACAGCGAGCAGCTAACGCAGCCTGGACTTTATTATCTAATGCAGCTGAAGCAGAAACATGCCCCTGAGCCTGTAATACGTCAGTCACTTCTAAAATATCCGCCCCCTTCAACTCGTCCAGGTTAAGAACTATTTTTGACGTTGGTTCATAATCTTCAAAACGATACTCTTTACTTAATTCAATAATTTCCATTTTATCCCCTTAGAGCCCTAAATCATCACGAACAGTCTGAAGGATATCTTCGCCATTAAAGATGCAGATATAGTTCAACTTATCTATTTCAAGAACTTCCTTTCCGTTAATAAATAATTTGAGATACAGAACCTCAAATTCATTTTCAGTATCAGTCGCTTTTGATACCTGTAACGAACCAAGATCTAATTTCTTAGGATTCAGCTTCATTGAAGCGCGGATTGGTACGGTTTTATATTTACCGGTTCCCGCATCGTAGACCTGCTGACTCCCCCTGAAATCCACCTGATGCGATGAAGAAAGAAACAGGTTTGTACCATCAGCTGTTAATGTTCGCCATTTCAGCGAAACACTCATTGATTTGAAGTGTCCGAGCGTCCCGGTTTCAATTTCACCTGCAATTCCGGCACCTGAAACTGTCTCTGTCATCATTTCAATGGACGGTAATTTAGCATCAGCTATGCCAATAATACGGCTACCTTCACCATAAACGGTGAAGTTAATTAAACGTTCTGGAATTTGATTACTCAAAACAACCCCCTGTTAATTAGCTGAGCCAAACAGATTCAATAAATAGTCGGGGTTATATTCCATAATAAACTCTATATCTCGCGCCGGAGAGTATGGAGTAAATTTTACATGGAATTTAACGATCCCATCCATCAACGCCGTCGTCGGATTTTCAGCCTGATTAAATTCGACCTTACCGCCAGCAATGTCCTGATTCCCGGTCAGACCGTTAAACCAGATATTAGCGCTGGTAACGACTGACTCAATAAGCCGTCGGTTAGCAGGGTCATCTATTTTTGACCAGTGTGTCAAAATTAGCGTATTCCCTGTCCAGTTAAACATTCGGCGCCCGACACGAAACGCGTCTTTCGGGTCTGTATTTTTTGGATAAATTGCGGTGCGGTTTCCCCAGGATTTCCAGCCATCAAAATTAAGGCTGGTTACGATCCCCTGACCGTTCAGATAGTTGGCCTGACTGTTATTCAACCAAACCTCTGAGCCATCTTTACGAACAGCACCATCCATTTGCAATGTGATATTCGACGGAGAACGTGAAGGAACATCACCGTTTTTACTGTCCATCAGACATGTTGCAGCTGCCAGATGAGTGGAGTGGTAATAAATGGTGTCTCCCAGCTTCACCATCGGCCAACATACAGTCTGGTTCGCGGCGAGCTGGTTATTGTTCTGCTTCCATTCCGGTACCGCTGAGTAATCACTGATTATCGCCGTATCGGTTGGGGCGTCAGTTAACGCTTCAGCTTTAAACAGCTCGCTTATCATCGCGGATTTAGTCGCCATTAACTGGCCAACTTCACTGTCCGTACTAAATCCAGGCGCAATCACCTGACCGGGAACCAGTTTAAAGCGCGGGTAAACGTCAGCAAGCAGCTCAAGGCCGGTACTTAACTTGGTGTTAAGATCAACACCGCCGATAATGTCATCTTTGGTCACTGCATCAGGATCAAGGTGTGTATAACTTACGGTTAGCGCTGCATCTTTATCCTTGATATCCCCACCAGTGATTGCGGTAATGACCGTATAGCCATCGTCATCAAGAGCAAGAATATAGTCGGTATCAACAACAAGAACGGCCGCATCGGGCGCAGCACTTTTTACAACAACAGAGTCGTAGAGCACCCCATCCTTAGCCAGCGTTGCCTTACCGCCTGAAAGTTTGACGGCTTCATCGACAACGTCTGCTTTGTGTTTTGTCGGGTCCAGTACATTGATAAACACAACCGGAGCCACGCCATAGATACCAAAAGCGACCTTAATCACTTCGCTCAAAGTATATTTTTCAAAGTTAGTGCTGAAACCTATCTTTGAAACGGCTTCGGCATAGGTGTATGCAATAACCGGTTTATTAACCGCAGATGATGGATTATCAAGCTGGTTTACTGGAGAAGTACCAAACGCAACAATTAACCCCGCACTAACGTTTACTGGAGGTGTAATTGAAGTAGGTATTTCAGATGTATAAATACCGTGACGGTAGCCCATTAATTAATCTCCTTCATCGCTGCAAAAACACGCGAATACATCACAGCTTCAACACTGGTTTTATCGCTAAGCCGCTTTTCTGCATCAGCAAAATCAGCAGTAGTAACAAAGAGTTGTTTAGCACCTGGAATAACGCTTATCAGCTTTTTACACTCCACCGACAAACCATTCCGATATATTCTGTGCTTCAGCAATGAAATTTGAGGAATTGTTGGCCCGATATAAATTAATGTCGGGATATTTTCTTTTTTTGGCGTAGCCGCGCCCGCCGCTTTCGCGGTTTTTTTCTCAGTAGTCATTAGAGATCGTCCTGAAATTGAGTATTTTGAGGTTTAATTACTGACCAGGAACCAATCGCCTCCATTACCCAAAAAGGATATGGCTGATCATCGAACAACTTCCAGTGGATATCGTTCTGAAATTCATACTGCATATCCAGAACAGGGTTTTCCTGAAAATCCTTAGCCATTCGGCCAAGAACAATCATTAACCATTCATATCCGGTTGGATCTTCACAAAAACCACCCAGCAGGAATTTCACCCGAACAGTATCCATGTCAGGCTGCATTCCCCCTTCTGTGGGACGGATTATAATGTGAGGAAACTCTGGAGGTTTATTTGGGTCTGGGGCTGATTTTGGTGGTAAAAAACCTTTGAAGATAGTGGGAACATACAACTTAACGTCTGTATCCCTCTCATCCTCTGAAGGCCCCTGTATCAACAGGTTAGGGCAAATCTCTTTCTCTAACCGACTTTTTATTGCATCAATCAACAGATTGCTCAAATTGGCATACCTCTGTTCGTATTGATAGTCAGAGTTATTTCTAACACCCCTGAATTATCTGCGGCCTCATTCACAACATAGCTACGACCGTTAATAACCATTAATTGGTCCTTAACAGGAACGTGAGCAAAATCATTACGCGAAGCAAATAGCGTTATTTGCCCCTGATTTACACCCTCAGCAAACTCAGCATATGAGCGCTTATTACGTTCGTGAACGAGGTCTGTATCCAGAACGGCAAGGATGTCCTTGCCGTCAATGTTGTAGATGTCAGCAAACTCTTTCTCATTCATAAATACCGCAGAAATATCCTGCGCCATTATCTCTTTAAAAGAGTTCATCGAATGTTACGCCTTTGATTTTTTTTCCTTCGCAGAAGCCTTAGCCTGGTCCTTTTCTGGCTTTATGCCTTCCTCTGCAACGCTATCGGAATAATTGGTGTTATCTCCACCAGAAACACCTGTATTGATATTCGTGTTAGCGATATCTGTATCGATCTCGCTAACATTGAAAATACAAGTGCCAGCCTCTTCCGCACTGATTAGCCCCTCATCAACAGCATCATTTACCGCAGCAGCATAACCATGCCGATAACCCTGCTTGAATGCCATTTCAAACGCTTCAGCGGCGTGCTCAGCGTTTTTTCCGGTATCAGTGAGGGGTTCGTCGCCATCAGTCGCTTTAGCGTGACCTGAAGCGATTAGCTCAGCAATTTTTGATTCTGGCAAAACCCCATCAAGCAAACGGCCCGCTTTAAGCGAGCCGTATTGACGGGTATCGATGTTTTTAACTAAACGGGCCATTTACACCACCTTAGCAACCAGATAAGCATCCGCCACGCCGGGGTTAGGCAACGGCGCGGACTTCATCGCGACAAAACGCCCTTCTGGTTTTCGGCTTACCCAGGTATCGGGAACACGAGGTGATTCCACCAGCGTGAAGCTTTTTTCCGCTTCATCGGCCAGTACAACCGCCCCATAGAGCATTTCACCGCGTCCCGGCGCACCGAGAAGAATTTTATCTTCAGGTACCAACGGTTCTGTTTTTCCGCTTACGTCGTTGTAAACCAGTTCATCGTAGCCATAGAAATCAACGCCTTCGATGGTACCGTAAAATGTAACGCCCTCTTCCAGATCTTTAGGCTCAATCTTACCTAACTCCTTACGGCGGTTATCCAGGTACTTACTGATAGCTTCGTTTGCAACGAAGGCATCAACAACTTTAGCCCCCATGACTGCAACGCGCGGGGTAAAACCAGATGTTAATGACACCTTACGCTTCCAGTTGCGCACATTGACCAGTGGATCAGATGCAGCCGATGTCCAGAGGTCATCACCAGTCAGTTCAAGATACGGTTTATCAGCATCATTATCCGGCCAGAAATATACTGTTTCTTCTACACCAGTACCGACGATTTCAACCATACCGCTGAAAAGAACCTGAGAACACATCCATTCTTCGCGACGGTTGACCATATCATCCAGTTCAACCAGATCTTTACCTAATTGCTCAGCGGCGCGTTCCTGTGGCGATTTAGAGTTATAGATATTCTCACCTGGCAGGCGATTAAGAAGATGCTCTGCAGTAGTAACTAAATCAGGTGCAACGAGCGGTGGCCGTAACGTTTTTGTTTCAAAACCGTGGCGCTCAACCGTTTTTGAGCCATACCCTTTACCAACAAATGGCGCCATAGTGCGACCACCGCGAACAAAGTCGAGATCCACTTTTTCAGTGTTGAAGGTCGAAATACCAGGGAAAAATGTACGCAGAAGGAAGCGGCGTGGTTCAAAGTTCTGTATGACCGGCTCCAGCATCGTGCGACGTTCAAAAATATCAATATTTGGCATGTTTATTCAGCTCCTTTAGGCCACAGGGTTAGGCATAGCATCGTTGAGGAATAAACCGACCTTACGGCAGGCCAGATATACATCAGCAACCTTTACACCAGCTGGCAGAATCACTTTGCGACTATTGAATACTCCGGTCGCCCACGCAGTTCCACGACATGCTTTTTTAGAAGCATCGATACGATGCTGTGCAATACAGAACGGCAATTTTTCTTCCGCATTCGCACTGGTCAGGTCAATCGCTGCAACCGTAACTACGTTGGTTGCGGGATCAATACTGACGAAGGAAAGCAACGTGCCGCGCTCAATAACACCGCTGGCTACATTGATATTGACTGGTACAGCTGGCATGGCGCCAGATATAACCAGGTTGTCTGGTTCATGAGTAAAAGTTTCCTGCATGTCCTACCCCTCAACGCTTGTTACGATTTTGAAATGCCGAACCAATGCTGTTTTTCACTGCTTCAACCTCTTGCTCACCCTTATTCTGTGGTTCCCGGGTATCAACGGCTTTTTTCAGCGGATCGGCATCATCCATTCTGTTCTGCAGATACGCGGCATTACGGCCGCGCTCCGCGTTCATAATTTCCAGAGCCAATGCTTCAGCAGATACCCCTGTTTCGAATTTGGCTTTGTTGACCAATTCGTCATGCCCGGGAATAACTGAATCCTCAATTTGCTTAATTCGCTCACGTTCGGCCTTCACACCGTCATCTTTACCTGCATTGAATACCTGGTTATATAAATCAGGATGTTTGTTTTTCAGGGTTTCGAGATCCACGATCTCCTCCTCGTTATGCGCGGTCGGCACCGCAGATTGTTTGTTATCTGGTACTGTTAATTTGGCGAGTGAATCAGGTAGGTGAGCAAAGCGGGAAGCGTCAAAGCTCATACCATTCAGGGAGAAAACGCCGTTGTTAAGAGATGCGGCCAGGCGCATTGGCTGTTCCACTTCATCGGCAAAGCCCAGCTCAACAGCTTCATCGGCACTGAACCAGGTTTCGGCGTCCATCAACTCAATAAGTTTTTCGTCAGAAAGCCCCGTTTTTTCACGATAAGCGGCCAGGATGCTATTTCTGACTTTATCCATCATTTCAGCGATGCTACGAAGCTCTTCTGAGTCACCAGCGGCAAACGTCCACGGGTTATGGATCATCATCATTGCGTTAGCCGGTATGATGATTTTATCCCCGGCCATCGCAATGATGGTTGCGGCCGATGCAGCTATACCATCGATATAGACGGTGACATTAGCCGGGTGACGCTTCAGGGAAGAGAGTATCGCTTGCGCGGTAAAAACTGAGCCGCCATAGCTGTTGATGCGGACAACAATGGTTTTAGCCGTGATGTCCTTCAGTTGCTTAACGACTTCAGCGGAAGAAATATCATCCCATTCCCCGATATAGCCGTAGAGTTGCATTTCAGCCGGGGTATCATCTTCCCCCGCTGAGTTTTTGATATTCCACCAGTTAGACATTTAGTTCCTCTTCATCAGGTTTTTCAGGTACATCAGGCGTACTAGCCAGCTTCAGATCTCGTCGCGTAGCTTCTTCTCTTCCGCTAATCTGCGCGGCCTCTTCCCAGTTCAAACCGGACATTTCAGCGGCTTCTTTCTCTCGTGTAGAGAACGTTTCTTCTACACGCATTTTCGCCGCCTTCACTTCCTTCAGAGGATCGAGCTGTCCCTGAGATGGGCCATACCACTGAGCGCCACACCAGGCCGCCTTATATTCAGGCCCATAAAAAAAGCCGGGTGCGATAACCCGGCCTTTCGCCACTGCTTCAGATAACCATTCCTCATAAATGGGCTGGCAGAACGACAACACCATCCACTCTCGCCGCATCCTGAACATCTTCCAGGCTTCCAGAAGAGCTGCACGACTAGCGCTATAGCTGGCTGTGAAGTGTTTAACCAGCAGTTCATATGGCAATTCAAGCGCAGCACCAATCTGGCGGCAAATAGCCACGACAAAACCATCAAATGCAGTGTTAGGTCGCCCAGGATTAGCTGTTTCTACTGACTCCCCATCACCAAGGCTAATGACAGATCCAGACCCCATTTCGATCGTATTTTCATCGTGATTATCGATCTGCTCATATTGAGGAATACCAGCCTCACCTATTGGCCCTTCAGGAGCCTCCGTTTTAACGAATACAGTAAATAACCCAGAAACAACCGCAGCGACCAGCTCCGCATCTGTGTAGCGCCCCAACTGCTTCAGTGCTTCAATAACTGGAGCCAAGACAGGAACACCGCGCCGCTGTCCAGGCCGCTCCCAATCCTGCATGACATGGAGAACATTACGTCGCCCCGTTTTCTTGCCATAAGCCGGTATTCGTTCCCACTTCCTCTGGACAAAGCTGGATGTACTCGCGGGGTGGTGCTTAGCAATCCAGTAAGCAACCGGATCGCCGTATTCACCTAGTTCAATACCGCCATACATATCAGGGATAACAGTGGTATCGGGATTACAAACGCGATCACCTTCTATGAGGTAAACGCACAAATCATAGATAACCCCTTTTCGTTTTATTACAGGAAGCGTGGCAAACACATCACCAGACGACAACGCCGATATCTGGACCAGTGATTGAAGCTGACCAAACGTACACATTCTTGATGCGTCACAGTTCACTGAATCAGCCCATAGACGGAACTCACGCTCCGTATTCTTTTCCCATAATCTCGCTTCTTCCGGTGACAAGCCCAGAAACTCAGCATCAATGTTAGCGTTGAGCTTTAGCCCTGAACCAACAACATTGGTTCGGATCGTTTTTATGGCTCCTGTCGCAAGAGGATTACCCATAAAAAGATCACGCGAACGTTCCCGCAATATATTCAGTGGCTTAACGATATCGTCATCCGGCGAGCCAGCTCGACTAAACCAGCCGCGCATTGATTTCTTATGCGTACTTGCACCGTGGCGGTCGTAACCTAAATTATTAATGGCTTCCAGTTTCTTCCTTGCCACAGCCCTGTTTAGCGCTCTTTGAGGTGAAAACGGTGCAATGACCTTATCCAGAATGTTCATAAATCTCTCACTACAACGCGTTTAACACGCGGTCCGCGGCGAGTACCGGCAGTCATCCGCTCGACCTCATTACGCCAGAAGTCAAGCTGCTCTCTCACTTCTGAAAGATCCGCTCTGTTTAACTGCCTTGTTCCCAACTTATAGGACTGTCCACCGATTGCGATAGCCCGGTATGCCTCTTTCCAGACCGACAGCATTTCTTGAGCTTCAGTTAGCGAAATGGCCTCATAACTCATTGATATATCTCCTATGCGGTAACTCCGCGACTTCTGACTCGTCGCCGTTTTCTTTGCGTGCTTTGCTGTTGCTGTTGAACATAGACATTTCCTCGTTGTTCCTGCTCGGCAAGCCAGTCAAAGTTGGGGTTTAGTATTTCCATCGCCGCAGAAGCATAGTTACGGCAGTCGAGTGGCTCATTTCGGTTGTAAATCTTTTCCCATTTCTCTTTTGTCTGACCATTTTTGTATTCAAAAACCTTCTTCTCTGAGAGCAAACCTTTGAAGTATTCAGTGTCATACCCTCGCTCTGAATCGACCGGGAAGTGCATATAACCGGGGCCTGGGTCGTGAAGTTTGATGCGAGCGATAATAGTGCCTTTCCCATCATCCACGCCGAGACTGAACAGCATTGCACCAATGCGGTTGTTATTATTCGGTTTGCCAATGAATGGCAGCCCCACACCGCCGCGCCCCTTAATTGAGTAAATTCGGCGAGATTCGCGGGGTTTTGTGAACCGGTAAGTTTCTGTTGTGAAGTGACCGCCGGAGTCAACACATGCAGCGGCTATCGACAGGCGCTGGCCGTCACGGAATTGCCACGACCGGAGAAGAAACTCATCCAGCTGCTGCCAGACAGCAGATTGAGCAGGGTCCCCCATGAATATTTTGTATTCAATCCCCCAGGATTCTTTGCCTTTCCCCCATCCCACAACTTCAGCGGCCAGATAACTATCCTGCACATCAACACCCGCGGTCAGAAGCAATACGCCGTCAGGTAAAAAATCCTCATACCGAACACGACGCTGCAGAAGATACTCATGGTCAATTTCTTCTTTCGCGTCCTCTTTCCACGGTTCACCCAACTTCAGGTTGATGAATTCCATTAAGCCGTTTTTATCGCGGTTTTTTGTCGCTTCGGCGAACTCAGCTACGAGCTCAGACAATGCTACCCACGGAGAATAAAGACTGCTGATATGGAACCCGACAATACCTTTTATTTCGGGGTGCTCCGGAATCCAGACCCCTTTAGCCAGCCAGTCAACATCTGGCTTCCCTGGTCCACGGATAACATCGCCGCACTCACGACATTCGTAGCGAGCCGTTTCAGGCAACGCTTCCCCCATGTCGTTCTTATCCCATTTCACTTGCGACCATTTCAGTACCTGCATAGCCCCGCAGCAGGGGCAAGGCACATGGTAATAACGCTGATCCGAGAGCTTGAACCACTTATGAATGTTGCTCGTTTTTTCTAACACAGGGGTAGAAACAAACACTTTTTTGCGGTTATGGAAGTTTGTCGTTCGTTGAATACCCAGCTTTAATGGATCGCCTTCCTGCGTCACACCGTAACGGTCGATTTCATCAGCTAACAATATTCGAATTGGACGGGAAGCAAGACCAGCTGGCGAGTTAGCGCCAACCAGCGCCACATACCCCCCCGCATAGTGTTTCATACGGATCGTAGTGCTGGACTTTTTAGCCGCGCCACGACCTTCTTTCCCTTCACGGAGCTTATTCTTTAATCCCGGAGAATACTTAAAGGTGGGATCGATACGCTCTTTCGAAAAGGCTTCAGCTGCTTCAACTGTCGGGTAAATCATCAGCTGTGGTGAGGGTTCCTGATCGGTAAAATACCCCATCACGTTGAGCTGCATTTCTGACTTACCAATCTGCGAACTACACTGCATGACTACCGTTTCAGTATCAGCATCGCCAATAACATCCATCGGTTCACGCAGGTAAGGTACTCGACTGGTGCGCCACGGCCCCGGCTCGGGAGAAGTTCCCGGCGCCACATGACGATATTTATCGGCCCACTCAGAAACGGTTAGCCGTGATTTTGGGCGAAGCGCACGGAAAAACGCGGTGCTCCATACTGTTTCGCCCATGCGGTTTATTCTTCCTGCTTAATAAATCGGGATTCCTGAAGCGCCTGAAGCGCAAAATTAATCTCATCCTCAATGATGCGTTCAATCTCCCTTGCCGTTTTTCCCTCACAGCGCGGGGCGGCACGGGGAGCAATACTAAACAACCGACTTCTCAACTCGTTTGCAGCGAGAAAAGCATCATCAGCAACGGTATCTTTAGCTATAAGCGATCCTTCTTTTTCTTCGTACTCCAGCTTTTTTAATTTCGCCTGATAAACCTTTTCTGCGGTCTTGGCCTTATTGAACTGTGCAGCGACGGCAGTCGCACCACCAGCTAATCCAGCATCATCACCGGGTAGTTCAGGCTCGGTTGATCTGTGGCCTTTTTTACCGTTAATGGCTGAGGCTTCCCGGCCAACCTGTTTACTCGCCTCATACGCAGTACTGGCTGTATCAAAATCCAGTTTTCCGCTTTTCAGTACAGGTATCCGGCCAGACGCACATAACTTTGTGACCATCGCCGGAGAGATGCCTTTTCGCCTCGCAAATTCTGACTTACTGACGATGGCCATCACTGGCACCTGTCAGCGAGGTATTTCACAAACCCTTCATGGGTCTCATGCGCATCGTGGTACTGGCGGTATACATCCAGTAACAGCGCAATCTCTGTATCAGTTGCCGGGATACGGTCTTTATCAATGGTGAGATACTTAATCTGAACGATCGGCGGTGCGTCATCTTCCTCAGATGGGGGAGGCTCAACATTTAACATATCGTCAATCTCAGAATCGCTAAATCCGAGTAACTCAATGTCAAAATCGCTATCAACCAGCTCACTGACTTCTTCGGCAAGCAGCTGCATATCCCATCCGGCATTTAATGCCAGCTTGTTATCAGCAATGCGATAGGCTTTTTTTTGCTTTGGTGTAAGACCCGTTAGCCTGATGACAGGTATCTTCTCTATCTCCAGAACTTCAGCAGCAGTCAGACGTCCATGCCCCGCAATAATTTCATTGTCCTCGTCGATCAGCACCGGGTTCGTAAATCCAAACTCCCGGATGCTGTTGACGATTTGATCCACCTGCTCATCAGAGTGAGTTCGTGAATTTTTAGCGTAACGAAGCAGTTTGCCACGCGGCAAATATTCGATTTTTAGCATCATTTTTTCACCACGATTGTCAGTCGGTAAAAGAAAACCGAGTAACCCAATGAAAACAAAAAGGAAATTAGAGGATCTTTTTACCCATGGAGGGTAAAAGAAAACAACATAATTGTCTGATTTTATTGCATTTTAATGGATAAAAAGGATCTAAATCGATGCAATGAGTAAAAAAATAGATATAACAGACTGAAAATAAAGAGCTTTGTTTAATCTTTTGTTTTTAAGGTTAAAAAAATAGATGTAACTCGATGATATTTAAGATAAATAACCATCTTCTTTTTACCATTAGCAAACCAGCTAAAAACACTATTTTCCTTCTATAAATCAATCAGATAATTCAATTCTTTTACCGATCACTTTTAACCTAACTTTTCCGGCGTTCAGCTAGTCGATTCTCAGGGTTCGAATGACCCGCATTCAACGCTCTTGGCCAGAAGGACCCAAAGGGGTTGGCAGGTGATCACACAGGCTGTCAGCCAGCCGCAGCACGCCGCACACGCGGCGAATATTAGTCGAACTTCTTAGCAAGTAACTCATCAATAGCCTTTGCAATCTCATCAGTGAAGGCCGCTTCACCAGCCCGCAGAGCAACACCATGCCAGTCAAGCCGTTGCGAATAGTTAGGTCGTTGAATGAATGTAAGGATCAGCGTAGGACGCCGCCCAACGCGCTGCCACACGCCAGGCTGTAGCGGGTTACTCGTACCAGGACGAATAACAAAGAACTCCGTAGGCTTGCCCTGACGGCGGTTCTGATGCACATCGCGCTGCACACGCAGACCGGACAGCACTTGCTGCAATTGCCCCCGGTTAATATTCCCGTATTTATCCCGCTTTGCGCCGGGGCCAGGGGCAACCTGCCAGCCGTTCGGCAGATAACCACCAGCCCTCAATGCACCTTCAGAGCGCTTATATTGGCGCTCTCCCCCTTCAATCTGCGGCGTTAGCGTAGTTGGCGCAGGTGTACCGCCCCACTCCCGAGCATAAACAACAGCTTTGGGATTGTTTTTTTTAGCGGCCAGAATATATGTTGAGTTCAAAATCCACGGCGTCGGGTTGTCGAACACACGGCCGATTTCATCCTTCAGTGCCATCTGCGCCGCCTTAGCTGTTCTGGTTGCCGTAAGTGCCATCGCAAACGGTATTTCACGTTCTTCCAGACGTATGAGCTGGCGCTGAATGACCTGAGCGTCAAAATCCAACTTAACTTCAATATTGTCAGCCACCAGCTCCCCCTGCTTAATCATATGGTCCACGAAGTACAGACGCCTTTTAGCACTCACGGCCTGAGGCTCATGTTATCTTTGAGGATGTCGAGTACGTCCGTCTGGTCTATCTTAACGAGACGATTCAGGATGTATGTCGCATTTATGCCAATCAGATCATTGCGTTGCGCTTTGAGTTCAGCAATTCTGGATTGGATGTCAGGTTTTGACATGTTTTCGGACGCGGTACGGTTAGCTGTCTTTGCGCTGTACCCCGCCCGAATATCCGCTTGCGTGGCGTTTAAATCGATGAGGTACTCGCGACAGAACGTCTCTTGTTTGCGGTGAGTGACATTTTTTTATTGCCCGAAGAGTTTTTATGACTATCTATTACACAGTAGACCGTGCTGGTCATCATGGTATGCCAAACCCACTTTCCGCTGGCTTAGTGATTACAGCATCGGAGAGCTTCAACCATTTGCCTCCCAATATTGCTACACATCTGTCAGCATTGCTTCCAGGTGATTATTCTCGTCATGGGAAGCAATATTTGATTGACAACATTGCCATGACTAATCACGCAGGGCATCCAATGGAGATAATACTCGAGTTGATTAGACAAAGAGATTATCCAACCAAGCCATCAAGGTTACAGTCTGCCTTTGGTTGCTTATCCTTATCAGATGCAGATTCTTTCAGAAAGCTAAACAACAGATTTTCCAGCGCTCCTATTTTTGAGATTTCGCCATTAAATCAGCAAGCTCATGTTGCTGATATGCACTTGTTGAGTATCGCTTGCCCAGCTCATGAATATCTCAATAAATGTCATCTTTATTGGCGGGGATTGCCTGGGCAAAACCCTTTTTGGGAGGCAGTTATTCCATTACCTGCAACAGTAGGAAATCAAGTGGCTTGAAAGAGAACGGGCTAGGGATGCTTTTCAATAGACTCGCAGTCCTGTTTTGCCATTTTAACCCTCAGTTTCTTGAAAACTATTTAATCAGATGTATCTTTGATAACGCAGTATCAACGCTCTATTAATTCAAGGAATTTAGAATGAAATACTCACAGCAAGAAAAACTACAGATCATGATGCTCAGTGATATTCACCGAGCATTAGAAATTGAAAACTCATTTGATCCTGACCTCATTGACGAAGCAGTCAGCACGGATAACTACTGGGCTTTATCCTGGGAATACCCAAGCCTTCAAGCTGAAAACGAGGAGACCCCTTGGGAGGTCCAACTATTCGTTGATGCCTATGATATGTATGACATTCTCCAATACACATACGAACGTTTCAGTGCGGAAGATAAAGCAGAGGTTGCCGAAACTATTCGTAATTTCGATGAAAAATTCTCACTCACATTCCCTGGGTTTGACGGTAACAACGAATCAAAGTTTCTTTTGATTGGTAGTTTATTGAAACGGATGGGAAGGTTTAGCGGCAAAGACGCTCTCACTCGGAACTCTCACATGCCCTCTGTTGCAATTTACCAACGTATGCTTGAAGTTTTCCTTCCAGCTCGAGCTAAAAATTGGATTCACAATGTGGGCATAACTAAACAAGATTTTATCGATACACTCAACGCGAGAGTACACCCAGAAAATCGTTAAGAGTTAATGCCCGTAAATGCGGGCATTATTCATCATGGAGCCCTATTACTTTGTCATAGGTGCGCTCACAGGCATTTCCGGCGACATAACGCTCATCAGCCTCTTTTGCGAACTTTCCCGCCAGATCGTCAGCTTCGCCAAGCAACTGGGCGAGCAGTATTCCGGTCTCGGCTTTTGCCTGGCTTGCTGCGGCAAGAGCGGAAAGCCTGCCGGTTTCACTTCCTGCGAGCTGCCGTTGTACTGCTGCGAGCTGCTGTTGCAGCCCACCGCGAGCACGCTCAGCAGCATCAGCATCGGCCTGTATTTTTGCCAGTTCTTCATCAGCTCTTTTCCGTTCTTCATCTGCGGCGTGCTGGCGACGCTGTTCTTTCGCTCGTTCGGTTACTTCACGCTGCAATGCAGCGGACGCATCGGTAAGGTCTCGTTGCGCCCACTGGTATTTCCAGGATGTATCCGCTTTCTGATAACCTCGTGAATAACACCAGTACGCACCAGCACATAACAAAAAAGCCACCAGCAGTATTTCTGCTAATGGCTTCCAGAATTTTTTAAGCAATACAGGTAACAGATTCATACCAGCACCGATTTTGCTTTTTCAAAGCGCTCTCGCCTGTCACCGATGCCGTTCTGCCCTCCGTTAATGATCTGCGTAACGCGTACCAGGTCGCCGGAGTATTTCAGACACCCTCTAGTCACAAAAAACCACGCTGCGGAACGGGCGGCATGACGATCCAGCTCAAGCTGTCCCGGATTCGCCACCAGATCCAGTTTCAGGGCAACGCCGCATCTGGTGTAATTCTCCAGCCCAGTAATCTGGATAAGCCCACGCCCGCGATACTTCCAACCATCTCCGGCGTCTTTGTTACCCATGCGGCCGCCATAAACCAGATTGGCTATTTGTGGCTGGTGGGCAACCTGGCGACCATCAATACGCCCCAGCATTTCGCACTGATAAGGCGTAAGGCGTTTACCAAACGTTTTTTTCAGCGCCTCCACCGAATAATTAAAGCTTTCCTTCAGAACAGTAAATCCTGCTGATTCATGTCCCGTTTGTGCAATGAACATGGCCTGATCCAGTGGTGCAGTAATACCGAATTCGCTCATTGCCGCCGTAATATGCGGATACCAGCGCGCAGAAAGCCCGGCGCTAATACCAGCCGCCTGCTGAAATTGTTGTTGATTCATCAGTGCCTCAGTGCATCAACCAGACGCGCCACATTACCGCGAGCCCACAGCACAGCAGCGCAGATAAGGATATTCACCATCACCACCAGCCAGTGGGATGATTCATATAAACCAAAAACAAACCGGAAAGGGACGCTGGCATATACCAGCACCATGACATAGGCCAGTAACGAAATCAGGGGGCGGTGTGTCGCATCACCGCGTCGGTAAAACATCAGAACGATGACTATTACCCCACAAATTACGGCATTCAGAATTGCAGAAGGGTCATTTGCTACCATTTGATCCCCCTCCCCTGATACGAGAAAGAATACTGAACAGGCTGTTCAGATCCTGACTGTTAAGAAAAGTGAGAAACTTTATACACATTGCAGAAATAATCACTGCGCCAAGTGCATCCAGTGGTTTTTCATAATGCGTTATTGCCGCAAGCTTAGTACCTATCAACCCGGCGCCAAGCACTCCCACAATAAATGACGTGATAAAATAAGCGACCAGCCTGATGCGTCCGATGTTGGTTGCCGTGGCGACATAAAATACCGAGCCGGCAAAAGCGCCGAATACCACACCATAGTCGGTTCCGGTTGCCAGACCAAATACACTGGCCCCCATTAATCCACCAGCCAACACTGTCGCACTGGATACAGGTTCGGACATTCATCCCCCTCTGGTTGTGTGGGTCCTCTCAGTTATGAGGGGAAATAAAAAAGGCCGCCGAATGGCAGCCTCAAATGGAATATGTATTAAATTGGAGGTTCTAACGGTCCCGCCAGAATCTCAGCCTCTCCGTTGTGACAAATGTCATCGCCCTGCGTCAGATGCCAGACACCAATAATAGTCTGACCAGTTTCCAGGTCCTCGGTTACGCCGTGGGTGTAGTAAGCAACCTGAACCCTGCCGTTGTGCTGTATCCAGTAGAAGCCTTCTTTCATTCTAATCTCTCCTCTTCTTAAGAGGAGTTTAGCTATTGGGATTGCAGGTTGGCGTTAGAAATACTAAATCATCAATGAAGTATTTCTCTGGTCCGCCATCGAGGATTCGAACCCCGAACCACAGAGGTAGAAGCTCCGTGCTCTTTCCAGTTGAGCTAATGGCGGAAAAAATTGACCAGTGAAGTCCACTGGTCATGGGTCATGCAGTTGTCTCTGCGAAACGGGTGTATCCCCACCCAGTGTTTTCAGTATCGAGAGCATTATCAAATGCCATATTAACTATAGCATCGCAGAAAAAAGTCATACTGATAATTCCCAATGACGCACTTCTGAAAGGCTCTATGGTTGTATTGCGTTGTACATAGCGCAAAAAATACCGATTGGCAGACTTAGAAATGGAAAACCCCGCACGATGGCGAGGCTTGAATTTGTTTGGTCGACGATTGAAGCTATGGCGACAATATCAGATTTACATAAAATATAGCCGTTTTAATCCAGTTTTGCAATCACCACGTCGCCAGCTTCTCAGCAAGCAAATCCCTTTTAATGACTATCCAGCCGCTATCGCGTAATCCGCTCAATATCTGCTCTACTTTTCCAACGAACATGTCTGGACCAACCTGCCGAATGTCTTTGACGTTACCATCGCGGATCTTAATCAGAAGGTCGATGTTAAGCATGTCGACGGCAGGCTGAACCTGACGTGTTGGTACTGGATGTTTCTGACTGAAATAGCAGTCTTCCAGCTTCTCGAATACCTCCCATGCCTGATCAGTTTCGAGCATTTTTGCGTGACGTGCAGCTCCGCGTTCTGTCCAGAGAATGAGAGATCGAACGTTGCGGGCGATTTTCACAGAGTTACTTTGAGTAACCTCGTGCTTCATAGCGCGAAGTTCATCTCCTTCAATCTTGAAGTAATGTTTCCCGCAGACAAAACGCTCTGAATTTCGACTGAAATTTACTTTGATATTGTTTGTTTCAGTTCCATAAAGTTGCGCCAACAGTTCAGTGGTAATGACAGGGATTTGGTTATGGGTAATCGGAGCAAGAGTTTCGACAGAAATTTGAGTTGTCATGGTAATTCCCTCTTAACTGAGATAATCACCACCAACGACGCCAATCGATGGGTGGTGAACTGTGCAGGGTTGGCGTTACCGGGTAAGAGGAACCGGCGCGGATTGCTCCGCCCCCACACAGCCCACCATAATGCGAAGATGTGACTGTGCAAACGACAATAAAAAAGACGCTGGCGCGTCTGGTGTCGCCTCTTAACATCCGGGACGCCAATCCCGACGCCAGATTTTGCTGGCGTACTGGGAATATAGCCCCGGATAACTGTTTGTGTCAATTAAGTGCGTATAGGTTGAAAGCCACCTGCTCCGATCGCGTCTTCGATACACTCAAAAGAGACGCCTGATCAAGACGCAGAAATACCGCACGCATGGTCAACCAGTGTCTGGTGAAGGTTTCTGACCAGTTCTTTTCGCTAACGCCTACCAGTCCCGCTAACTCTTTATATTGATAAACCTCACGCCCGACTAATTCAGATTTGACATCCTGCGCTGCTAGCCAGATAAGCTTGCGCAGGCGGTCAATAATCTTTTTAGCTACCCGCTTACCCTCCAGTTGCTGGCTGAATTGCTCCCAGGCCCACTGTGTTATTTCGACCTGGTGTTCCCAGCAGGTATTCTCACTGTAATTCCACAACAACCACGCCTTGTAGTGTTCATCCAGTGAAAGAACCGCCCGGCGCCATGAGGCAGTGGAATATTCCACAGGCTTCACCAGCGGGATAGCGCTTCCTTTCGCCAGCGACTGCTTGCCGGGGATTGGCGGGTTATTTAACTTTACCCAGCTTTCTGTTTCCTCGTCCCAGATACGCTGTTTTTTTCGGGGATAGTTTTTCGTGTCGAATTGCGCGTTCTCCAGCCAGGCCAAAAGCTGCCCTTTAGTCTCCCCGCTTAAATCGGCTGTCGCTACCATTAGCTGCTCACGTACATACTGGAGGTATTGAGTGTTCATTGAGTAAATCCTGTGAACTGATAAATACGAACAAAATTGCGCAGGATGCGGTAGTCAACCAACACCGACCCCGGACGGCGGTAAATGCGGAGGCGCTGCCAGCGCATGCGGAGTATCTCGATCAGTTCTGGTTTCATGCCGCCTCCAGCTTTTTTAGCGCACGCAGATCCGCCAGTGCCGCGAGCCTGATTTCCTTCAGCTCCTCGACCGTCCAGCGGTGCGTGGTGTTATTGTTCTCGAGTGTCAGCACCGCCGCCTCACCATAACGCTCAACCAGCGCGGCACGATATGCTTCGATGTTCCCTGATTTGTAGACGTTGCAGACATCACACTGAAGATGGATGTTGAAGCGAGTGAAGCGCAGATGCCCGGCGGCGGCCGTACTTCTGTAATGGCCTGCATGCCATGCGAACGCCGTCTTCGTTCCACAGGAGATGCAACCGAGTCCTTCTGCCAGTTCGGTTTCGCGGCAAATGTCATTTACGGCGCGCTGCGTCAAGTCAATCCAGTGCTTCAGCGGCTTAACCGCGGCTTTCCGCTGGCGCCAGGCGGCGCGTTCTTTTTTCTCAGCGGCACGCTGAAGGGATTGCGCCTTACGTTGCGCGGCTTCGCGAGCTTTTCTGGTCTGTTCTTTGCCGACGGCGCTGGCGCACTGGTACGAGCAAACGATCTGCCCCTCGCGTATCGGGTGAAACCACTGGCGGCATTCTTTGTTTGCGCACTTACGGCGCGGTAATTTAGCCATGTTCACCCCCAGACCTTTTGGCGTAAGGATTTTGGCGTCCGCACCCGGTGTGCATATTCAGGTAATTTCGCGCTGACAGTCCAGGTAATGAAGTCAGGGTTCAGGCTCTTTTCTGTCCTTACGCCCCGCTTCTGATAATCCGATACCAGCGTGTCGGCCTGCTCGGTTGTGCAGTCGTGATGATGGAACCAGGAGTATTTCATCGCCATCACCCCGCAAAGCTCATGAGCTGGGCGGCGGCGTTCTCGGCCTCGCGCTGAGTACGGAATGTACGTGATAAAATCCAGCGCCAGAGAACATCAAGCGCAGATTTATACACCTGCTGAAATTCGACCTCATCCATACTGGAAAAAGCGATGCTGCGGGGATGTTTGCGAAGGGTGCCGTCCGGTAGCTGGATGGCGTCATAGTGACCAGCCTCAACCGTCACCCATGCGCGGTAGGCATCGAATGATTTACACAGGCTAATCCCGTTTGTTACCCGGCGGTTTGCAATCTGTTCCAGATACTGTTCAGCCGCATCCAGTAATGCGCTTTCATTCCCGCCATATGCAGCGAGAAACTTTGCATAACCGTTTACCAGTTTGCGCTCATTGGCAGAAATGGCGCCGCCGGTGGGTTCCCAGTATTCAAACCCAAGATTAAGCAACGCGAAAAAGCGGCGATGGAATGCAGGATTCCTCACCTGACGGAACTCAGCCACCAGCACGGCGCCGAGTTTGATTTTTGATTGCAGAATATCACTGGTCTCCGGCGTTGCGGGGATCAGAATTCCAGATGACTGCTTGATGAGTTGTAATTCGTGCGCCATGGTATTCTCCGTGGCGCAGAAGGTTAACGGTTGTTCAGGCCGTTGATTTCATATTATCAGAAGGTGATGTTACCCGGTAGCCGAGACGGCGAATAAAATGCATAAAACCGTTGGGAGTAAAAACTTCTTCATCATCCAGCAAAGGACGCATAGATACCATGCCATTTACACGATAGATAAGATGCCTGCCTGATGATGGAAAGCTAAACACTACGCAGCCATCAGATCTTCTTACAATGTCATACCAGCTATCTTCTGATTTTTGCAAAGCTGAATTACTCAATTTTTGTTCTCCCTTCAGGCGATGTACAGACGCGGTTAAAAATTGTCGGCAGCAGCATCAAAGGGATACGCAAATTGCGGTATTCTGAAAAATGCGCGCCAGCATTAAGCGCAATGTTAATAAAACCAGTCGTCAGCGCTCTCCCAGGTCTCCTGGAGGATTTTTTCAACTTTCTTTTTGTCGTCCTTTTCAGCGCCATAAACGCTTAGGCCGTCAGACCCGGCGCGACGAATAACCAAGCTGCAACCTTCATACTGATTATTGAGCCTCTTAAGCAGTTCTTTCTCAAGTGCCGCTTCCGCGCCTTCGGGAAGTTTCTTTGTGCGATCAATGGTTAATTCAATTTTCATAGTAGCCCCCATTGCATACACTGTATTTTTATACAGTATACCTGTACGGAAAAATGATCAACGGTTTAATAGCACTAATTGCTAATTATTATGTCAGCAGGTTAAAAATAAACCCGCCGTAGCGGGTTGAATACTATGGTGTTTTCAGGCAGCGATTTCTTTTGACTGGCAAAGCTCGGGCAAACTGGCGCGCACCAGTACCTCATTCATAAGGGTCATCCGCTAGATAACAAGCAAGCAAAAATTGCAATAATGCTTGCTGATAAATTTTTCTCAAACGATAATTACTTCATCAATTATCCAAGGAGCCCATTATGTCCATTGAAGATGAATCCCCACAAGCTAAGGGTGGAAAAGCTCGTGCAGAAAAAATGACTGCAGATGAACGTAAAGAAGTTGCTCAGTTTGCGGCCAACAAGCGCTGGCAAAGGATCAAAACTAACCTTCCCTCTACCCAGCTCGAAGGTGTTCTAAAAATCAATGACACTGAACTGGAGGTAGCTGTACTCAGCAATGGGAAGCGAATAATATCCCAATCATCCGTTTTTAAAGCATTAGGGCGACCAAGTCGAGGCGTGAGAGCCACGCTGGATGGTGAGATCATACTACCTGCGTTTATGGATGCCGCTAACCTTATTCCTTATATTAATCAAGAACTTATGGGGGTGATCAAACGAGAGCGATATTTAGACAATTCAGGATCTGAGCTTGAGGGGTATGATGCTTCAATACTTCCTCTGGTATGCGATGCTTATTTAAAAGCCAGACAGGATGGTGCGCTAAAAGCAAACCAGATGGATACAGCTCAAAAAGCAGAAATCTTAGTCCGTTCACTTGCAAAAGTTGGTATTATCGCCCTAGTTGATGAGGCGACAGGCTATCAAGAAATTCGTCCTAAAGATGCTTTACAAGCCTATTTAGACAAAATAATCAGTAAGGAACTTTCTGCGTGGGCTAAAAAATTTCCTGACGAGTTTTACGAAAATATTTACAAGCTGAAAAATTGGCCTTGGGCTGGTATGAGTAAGAATCGGTTTAGCGTAGTTGCCCATTACACTAGGGATCTTGTGTATGAACGTCTCGGCGACGCTATTCTTCAGGAGCTTGAGAAAAAAACACCAAAACAAATGAATGGACAGCGAAAAAACAAAATGCATCAATGGCTTACTGATGATGTCGGCAACCCTATGCTATCCCAGCATTTGCATTCTTTAATTATGGTTCAGCGATTAGCCATCGCCAATGGGTACGGATGGAACAGGTTTATTAAAATGGTTGATCAAGTCATGCCACGCAAGGGTGGGACTTTTGAGCTTGAACTTAACGATACTTCACTTGATTAATTCTTCCAATATTCACGCCCAAACTGTCATACAAATTGGGCGTTAATGTCCCCTTAATACTCTTAACGCTTTTTTGTTTAAGGATGATTTCTGATCGGATAAAAGAATGTTTCTTTCATCTGCACAGCATATGTTCATAGTCACCGGAATTATCTCCAACCACTTATGGTTAATGTGATGTTGCAGACGCGGCAGGTGGTTAGCAGGGAGATCAGCGGCGTTCTCAACCTGAGAAAAACCACCTATTCCCCTGCCATTTAGACTGTTTCCAAACCACGACCATTTAGCCCTTATGCCCCCTTCCTGCTGAAACACAATTCAGGTAATAAATAACCCGCACAAGGCGGGCTTGTAAAAGTAACTTGAAATTATTTATAAGTAAAACCGTACCTCATTAATTTCATATACTCTTCGCTAGTTTTTTTGCATTTATCCTTGTCTTTTAACGCCTTCGCGGTGCAGGCTGCTTCTGAATATCCGATACCTGTAGCATTAAGAAGCATAATCTTAATAGACTTCTCACAAAGCTCTTGTGCTTCATGGTTTGCCGGATTGAAACATGTCGACTCAGTCATTCGTTTAAAATCTATTACATCAGAGTTGCTATCCGCAAAAACAGAACAACTGACTATCAAAAGTAACGTACACAAAAATTTCATTTATTCCTTTCCTTTTTATAAACAGGGTTATTCGCTTTTAGTCACTCAAAGCTTTTCCCTCGATAGTATCTGACTCTTTACATAAAATACTCTCGCAGTGTTCTGGTTGCTCTCTCGCTACCTGCTCAGCTACAACCGGCATGTTCAGACGTTCTTTGTAGGCCACTCCGGAGGCAGCAAGGTCAACGTTAGTTCTGTCGCGTTCTTCCTGAGGTAGCCTTGCAATGTTTCTGGCTGTCATACATCACCTTTCTTCTTTCTGCGTGGGATGGAATATGCTATTTTGGAAAAAGAATTTGTCACAACAAACCCCGGATCGACATAGCGTTCAAATATTTCCATATTCCCTGGGATTGCACTCTCAGGAATGGATTTTCTTTCGATGTCGACCTTCCAGCGCTTAAGCAGCGCCTTAGCCTGTGCTTCTGTTAATGGGATATTGCGTTCCTTAGCAACAGCTATTAACTGCTTAACCGTTGGTAGCTTTATGTGGTCTGGGTTTGTCATTTCGAATTTGCTAGAACCATCTGTTGAGAGCCATGATTTTATCATAGCCCTCTTACTAAATTTTAGTACTTGGCCAGCGTGAACTTAACTGCTGGATTTCATCAGGATATCCTGCTGCGGCGCGTCTGGCAGTGGCATCCATCCGATCACCTCATCCAGATGAAAATCCATTCCCGATGGATCGATAAACCGGTCAGCAATTAATAGCGCTTGCAGAACATTGTCATACACAGTGGCTATCAACACATCGGTCTGAATATCAGGCATTCGCTCACTACAGCTTCTCCAGCCACCCGGAATTACCGGAGAGCTGCCAGAAAGCGGGATGTACTTAACTCCCCAGGCCTCTATGTGCTTCTCTGCGGCTTCCAGTCTATTCAGTAGTGCATTAATCGTGCTGGGGGCTTCCAGTGCCAAATCAGTTATTGGTCGTTCAAATTCTATTTCTGTGCCGTTTTCGTTGGTTGAGGTTACAGCGAACAAATCACACTCAATTTCATTGTTAGCGAGTTCATACAGTTGATTTGCGATATCAAATGCGTTTTCAATGCACAGCGCCTGTTTGTCGATGTTCATGCTGCACCTCCAAAAATCCATTGGTTACCTGCGTGCGCCTGGAATTTGCAGGACGTGTCAGGCATAACCAACTCATGAACCACTTCGCCTGTTTCAACAAAGTAGTAGTTGCTGTCTGTAACGTTGTTGATGAAGAATGCCTCGCGCTCACGCCCTGACATCTCACCGAGAATACGCTGCACCTTTTTGGTGATTGGTCGGTAATCAGGTTCTATGCCAGCCAGTTTTGCCGCCGCGTAGTTGTGGTGACCATCCATCAGGATGGTGTATTGCTGCCCACGCAGAACTATCGGGTAAACAGATACGATAAAACGCTTAAATCTTGCCGCTCTGTCGTTTACCTTTGCCTTGTCGAGGTAGCGCTGACTGCTGATAAGCGGACCTTTGATGTTGCTCATTGGCCCTTTATCGGTGATTACTTTTTCAATATCTAATGCAGTTATCATGATCTGACTCCCTTTAGTCCGAATTTGGCCCGAATTTCTGCAATCTTCGCGAGGTTTTGCGCGCGGTTTAGTGGTCTGCCACCAAGAACAGGAAGCTGCTTAACTGGCTCCGGGATCACCTCTCCACGGTTTATCCTGGTAACCATGTGGTTGAGTTCTTCGACTGCCTTGCGGCGCAACTCGGTATCACTAAGAGCGTTAGCTCGCATGTTTGAGTACAGTGTGGTGACAAGCCAGTAATGGGCTTTGGATTCCCATGGATATGATTCTGCATCCGGGTATAAACCACGCGTGCGGCAATACTGGTAAACCATATCGACCAGTTCATTGGCATCAGGAAGCCCGGCAGCAGTTGCCAATTCAGCCTTACACCATGCGACAAACTGGCCTGGAGACGGAAGAAACGGACGTTCCTGACGGCGGGCGACACGCATTCCGGCCGCAACTTGCTCCATGGTGGTGATGTCGTTCTCACGGAAAGCCAGAACCCACTGACGCCGGATTTCGTTCATCTCAGCCTGGCTGCGATTAGCTGTGGTAGCAGGGAACGCTGCCATAAGCTGACTAAACACGTTGTTGATGACCTTAGCAACCTGCTCAACTTGCGGCTTATCGTTATGCTGTTCCGGCATGTTGTTGGCAATACGGCGCATCTGCTCACGGTCAAAATTAACCATCTGCGCAGCAATGTTTTTCATAGCTCCACTCCGTATATCCAGTCAGTGTTATTCAGGTCAAGTTTTGACTTAGAGGCAGTTGTGCCAGTCTGTTGCTTGTTGCGGTTGATATCGAGTTGAGTCCACTTTTCGCGGAGCTTTGCCGGGCTAATGACGTTGCCAGCCCAGAAGCTGTCATGGCACGCCCAGCGAAACAGCACGCACATGTCGCGATGTGTTCGTCCGTCACATTCACGCATCAGGCGTATATCGTTAGCCCATCCTGCCAGGTTAGGTTTTCTGGCTGATGGAGAAATGGTTTTTATCAGGTCAAACATCCACTCGGCAGCAGTTAGGTCTTCAGCAGTTCCCCACTTGTTGCCTCTCTGAATCGCTGCTTCGGGTTTTAGAACATGAGGTTTCTTTCTTGGCTTGTCAGAGGATTCGTCAGAATTCTCGGACGTAGATCTTTTAATATTGTCTTTTGTTAGTTTGTCTTTTGTGGTTAGCAACTTGTGCTTAGGTGCGTTAGCAACTTCCGCTAAGGTTTTCTTAGCAGGTTTAGCTAATGTTTTGCAGAATCCGTTATTTTTAGTTTGCCACTCGGAAATATGGATATTCATACCAACCCTGCGGCCTTCCTGAATCAGTACCTTCTTCCTGATCAGACTGTTTTTTGCTGTCGAGCAATGGGTATGATGCTTCTGAATCATCTCCTCTAACTGCTCGTTGCTGATCCAGTCCATTTTCTTGTTGTATCCATACGTTTTGCGCCATACGGCCATCAGGATGCACAGCTCAGTCTCCGGCAAACCAGAACACATCACGGCATCCAGAAGTTCATTTGCCAGGCGCGTATAGCCATCATCGAGATCTGCCACGCGCGGCTCCTTAGGTGCCACGTCAGGCACAGGAAAATTGATTACTTCGGCAGTGTTTGCCATAATTACTCCTGTGAATTGATCCAGTTAATTCCACCAGAAAGCCGTTGGTGACCCCTCACCGCGGCTTTCGCCTTTTTGGTTGCTGCCATTTTCAGTCCCACCCCAGCGCATCCGGCCTGGCTCGTTCAGCCTTTAGCCCGGCATCAGCGAGAATCTCTACGGCTGTGAGATAGTTTCTGGATACCAGTACCGCTTCCGGTGGCGCGGCCTGAATCCCAAGAAAAGCCAGCTCTTTCGCCATGTTGCAGAAATATCCCTCAGCTTTACGCCTGCTGACTGTCGACTCGCTGATGCCCATATGCTCGGCGTATGATTTCTGCCCTACTGATGCAAGCCGGTTGAGCAGGACACTCTCTATCTCAACCGGGTTGATTTCTGGTGGGTCTAACTTTCGTGCAATTGCGTTCTCCATGGGTAAATATCCTCTATGGTTATTTGGCTGATGCCTCTTGGCTTGGTAAGCCATCGGTTGGGTTTGGGTAGATATCAGGGCGCAGTTCGTGAGGTGTGATGCCCGTTATCTTGAAAATCGGTAATACGCGGCCTGGTGGGACAGCACCGTTGTAACGTGTCTTCCAGCGGCTTACCGACATGGGTTTAATACCCAGTAAGGTTGCAAGATTGCTGGCATTACCTGCTTTTTTGATAGCCTTCTCTAATCCGTTCATGATGGTCTCCAAAAGATACACGAACAAATTAAGCCTCAGGCTTAAAATTAAATCAAGTCCCAGGCGAATTTTATTTTATAAGCAAAAGGCTTATTCTTCTGACATGACAGCGAAAAAATTACTTAACCCGATTCTTGTAGAGCGCCTGACAGAGTTAACGCGCCGCGGGATGACAAAATCTGATATGGCCAGGGTTGCGGGAATAACGCCGCAGTCCGTTAATGGCTGGTTCAAGAAAGGTGCCATGAGCAAGGAGTCAGCGCTCGCTGTAGCGGATGCCGCCGGTGTATCAGTACCATGGCTATTAGGTGAAGAGGTTAGCGAGCAGAATGGATTAAAGCCAGACGAGCAGCGATTGCTTGAGCTATATCGTCAGCTACCGGAGGAGGAGCAGCAGAACATGATGCGGATTTTCTCACTGCGCTTGAAAGAGTTGGACGAGTTGTATGCGAAGTACATGAGCCGCCGGATTAAGACAGATCAGTAATATAATCAAAAAATTAAATTCTTGCTCATGAGAAAAAACAACCACCAAACAAATCACCCGCAAGTTAAAAGGCTCAATGAAATTGTTGAGCAGAAAGGCCTTACCAAAGCAGAGATTTCACGGATATGCAACGTAAGTAAACAAGCAGTCAATGCTTGGTTCGCTCGCGGAACAATAGGGAAGCCATCTGCGATTAAGCTTTCTGAGGCTTTAGGCGTGAGCTTAGCTTGGGTACTTGGGCAAGATGTAGCCTTAGAAAGCGATTTATCCGTTACAGATAAACAAATGTTACACCTTTTCCGCCAGTTACCTGATGAGGATCAGCAAGACATCATGCAAGTAATTTCATTGCGCTTAAAAAGGCTCGATGAGATTTATGAAAAATACATGCTCAGACGCAATAAAGACGATAACCCATCCAATCTGTAACCCTCCACTATCACCACCAATCAATACCGGCTTATGCCGGTTTTTTATTGAAAACCCGCAACACACACTTCCTCGATGTCTGCATTACCAATATTAAGCCATAAACTTAATCTTTAACTTCGCCTCAGGCTTGACATTTATTAAGTCTCAGGCTTAATATGATTCCATAGCAACAACGAACCACCGAGGCAGGACGCCCACGAAGTAGCCGTCCGGGGCATACGAAGACCGGAATGAGGTGGAAAAGTTAACGCGCAGAAGGTGATAAACGTTCCGCTGGCCGGCGATAAGGCAAACGAGGGTGAGAATGATTGATTTCGCACGTAAACCAGCTCGACAGCAGGCCGTCCCGCTCAACCGGATTGAGGTTTTAATCCGCCGCCTCTGCTACCTGCTGGCGCAGAAAGGAGATCCGGATGCATAACCAAAAGACATGCGCTTACCACCTGTGTGGAAAGACGATTGAGCAAGGCAAAGAAGTAAAAAACGAGCTGACGCTGATTCGCGGCGCGCAGCTGACACATGAAGAGCGCGATTACTGCTCTGTACGTTGTGCCTCATACGACCAGATGGCGCACGAAAGTTAACGTAAAAGCCGCGCAAGGCGGCCCATACGTCCGGTGACACCGACCAAAGTTCCACCGGAAAACTACACAAAAAACCAAAGTTCACCCAATGGGCGCTATCTCTGGCCCGGGGATCTTACATCTAAAAAAGAGGATCTCACATGGAATTTTTCTATGTAGTAAAAGCTACGCAGAAATCCGGAAAGCAAGATGCGACGGTCTGGTTCACTGCAAAATCAGAAGCGCGCGCCAACCTTATGCTGGATGTCGTTCTGGAAGATGCTGAAATTGAAACCGGCCGCGGTAAGGATTATGCAAGGCCGATCCGCACCAATTTTCCGGTAGTCAACGAGCTGCCGCCGGAAGGTGAAATAAGTTTTACCTTCACTAATTATTATCGCCTCGGTGAAGATGGCATGACTTGGGAACAAATCCCCGGCGTCACCCTGCCATCATCTGAAGCCGCCGCCGCGGCGCGCCAGCATATCGTCGATGGTGTTGATACCGAAACAGGCGAAGTGCTGGAAGACCACACCGAAAATTTTGGTAACGAAAGCAACAGCCCTGCCCAGGCAACAGCCCCAGCCCCCGAGCTGACTGTTGTCGCAACTATGCCTCTCCGTCACCGCGTTCTTGCTCAGTACATAGGTGAAGGTGAGTATCTTTATCACGTCGACGCCTCCCAGAAAAAAGAAATTCTGCGTCTCGAAATGGACACCGATAATTCATATGTCCAGAACCTGCTGCTTGCCGCCGAGAATGTTGAAGCGTTCAAGAAAGCCATTGAACATGACATTCACAAAATAGTGAATGCCGTTAAAAAAGTATTCCCTGTCGATGGAAAAACTCCTGAACTGGCGACTGTTATCCAGTTCCTTAAAACATGGTTCGAGACGGAGCATATCGATCGCGGTTTGCTCGTTAAGGAGTGGGCGAAAGGCAACCGTGTATCGGCTATTCAACGCACTGAAAGCGGCGCCAACGCTGGCGGTGGCAATAAGACTGACCGTAACCCTGATTACGAACACACTCTCGATACTCTGGACGTAGAGATTGCAATGGCCACTTTGCCTATGGACTTTAATATCTATGAGCTACCTGGCAGCGTTTACCGTCGCGCAAAAGAAATCGTAAAGAAAAAGGAAAGTCCGTTCAAAGAATGGTCCGCAGCACTTCGCGCAACACCCGGTATCCTGGATTATTCCCGCGCCGCTATTTTCGCGCTGATCCGAAGCGCACACCCTGAGTTTTATCACTACCCCGGACGCCTTCAGGGGTATATCAACGCCAACTTAACGGAGACTGATCACGAGACCCCCACCGAGGAAGCTCTCACGGCTGCCCGACACACTCCGGAAAAAGACGCGGTAGAAGAAGCCAACCGACAGCTTGCCGCCGCGCGCGGTGAATATGTGGAAGGCATCAGCGACCCGAACGACCCAAAATGGGTGAAGACCGGGACAAGCCAGCCGACCACCGAACCTGAACTGGTTAAAAATGTTGGCAACGGTATTTTCGACGTGTCCGCTTTAATGCAGAACTCATCAACTCATGGCACAGAAACGAATCCGGAGACCACCAGCAATGTGCAGGTTCAAAAAGCTGACAGTGATGAAAAACAGGCTGGTGATGCGGTGCAGGCAGGCGAAGGCGATCTGGGTACTGGTAAAGAAGCAGTTACCGTAGAGAACCAGCGGCAGACAAAAGCACGTTACCAATTACACCGTTGTAGTGGATGGCGTAAAGGTTCCTGTCGAAGTAGTTAACCGGGCCACCAGCTACGTAGCCACCGCAATGATCGGCGTCCGGAAACTTAGAAATCTGCCAGCACAGGCAAACTGAATATTAGCGATGGCCCGCTGCGGGGCCACTGGAGAAAACGATGAGCAAAAAAATTAGAGACTTTGAATTGATGAGCACCCGCGAAATTTGCTGCCAGCTCAGGATTTCTTCCAGGACGCTGGAGCGTTACCGTAAGCGACCAAGCGACAACAACCCATTCCCGGAGCCTGACTGTTCATATATGGGTGGCTCCAACAAATGGCTTAAAACCAAAGTCAATGAGTGGCAGGTCAGGGAAATGTCACGACCAACACGCCGTCCAATGTCGCATCTGAATCTGCCCCGTGACAACAAAGGTCGACTCATCCGGTCTGACGTGGCGTGA